TAGCCGACATCGGGGTTATAACGACTTCCGAGCGGTTTGTTCTACGAACGGAAGCGTCATGTCCCAGCACGACCACTGACGGAGGAGTGGACGTACACTCTTCTCCCTGGTTGCGCAAGAACGAAGTGCAAACCCTAGGAGATGCAACCTCATTCTTTATTTCCGGCATAGAGGGCAGTTTGTTGTCGAAAAAGACATGCTTATGAGCAAAATCCCCCTTATCGGCGGTGGGAAACGCGATGTCCAAGACTTGTAGAAATGCCTGATATTCAGTTGAGGGTAGGGCAACACAGTTCGACTGTAAAGACCCGCACCTCGCTACATGGAATCCCATGACAATGCAGGGGGAGGCAAGCCTTATCAAAGGGGTTCCGCAATCCCCCGGTGATGTGGGCTCATTGAGAGAAAAGGCCCATCCCGTGAAGGGTCTTTCCTCCGACCTAACTTCGCGCATGTTGGCTACGCTGGTTTGAGGATCATCCAGACAAAGGATACTTCCGACTGGCTCGTCCGGAGGGACAGAATCATACGTGAAATCGAAGAGATGGGCTATATTTCTGAAATGTATGCTGACGTTCATATACATGAGGACCAACTCGGTCTCTCTTCCGGATGAGTCGCGAACCCGGCGAATGAGAGCCGGGGTAACGATCACGTTGTTGGCTGGGCCAGATCTCGAGAAAACGTACGGTCTGTTCTCGACAATCTCCTTATCATGGACCACTGCTAAAGCGATCCTAGAATTTATGAAGGTTGTACGAATGTTGTTCGAAATGTAACCGGTATTGCGCTCCAAAGCGGACTGGACTTGCTCAGGAGTCATCGTCGCGAGCCTGCGTGATGCGACGGGGACAGTAACTTTTCTTTCGATCCAGAGATCCGGACGGCTGGCTCTCTCCTTGAGCTCAGCTTTGGTGGTGCAGTGAAAGGCCCCTTCATCTCTCACGGGGAATTCGGAGGCGATCACCTGGGGGAGGTTCCAATCCTTCAAATGATGAAAGCCCAGCCTCAAGCGAGATTCATTGAGAGCATTAAACCTCTTGGAATAGGGCGTGCCTTCTGAAATGGAGTCGGCGCATAGTTTGGACTCCTTCTGGAGGTTTGCTAGGACCATGGAGAGGCACCGATCAAATTCTTCACCTTCATACTCGTAATAAGCTGCTAGATGAAAAACCAGTTCCGATGGGTCAATTTTCTGCCACATCTCCTCGGTGATGTTCTTGGGCCTGACAAATTGTGGGTACATCTCGGAGCATTCGGGAGGCTCCTGCTTGATGGGAATGACATACGAGTCCGATGTCATCCATTTATCCACTTTGGCCGCGAATTGGGAATCGATCTTCTTCAGAGACTTCTCTCTTCTCGCTTGAACAGCCGTGACGTAAACGTACGCTCCGGTTGCGGAGACCGCGAGAACTGCCATTTCGGTGTAGGAGGAACACCAGTACCTCACGGGTTTGCCTGCCGTGAGAGCCTTCCTGGTCATGCGAGTGGCGAAGTACTCGGACATAGTGTTGACAGACATAGTGGAGAGGAACATAAATGAAAAAACTGTCACTGCCAAGGGAGGACAAAACACACACGGAAGAGTGAAGGCGAGTGTGGTCCAGAG